TTGACGGATTTACTTAGAGTTCTTTAGTTCTGTTAGCCACATTTCTAGAAGTTCAGCCCTTGCGGTGTTGCCTTCCGATAGTGCCTCTAGAAGTTGTTTTGTTATTTGTTCAATTGTTCTGTCGTTGATCAGTTGTGAAGTTGAAGCCATTTCCCTACTTCCTTTCTTGTTCGATTGGGTCTTGAAGTAATGCAATTGCAGTTCCTAGAACCCCTGCGATTATTGCTACGGTTGCTATTAACATTATGCCCCCAAAATAAAACATAGAGCGATTGCAACTGCTACACCAACAAAAGCGCCAATAGGTGCGCCAACATCAGCGTTTTCATCAAGCCAGTCAATTACTGCGGTGAATGGATTTGTCATTTTGTTTCTCCCTTTTGGTTCTCCCTGAACCATTGATAAAACTATAAACCTTCTTCCTGACATTTGCAAGAGACACGCCCAACAAAAAACCCCCCGATTTCTCGAGGGGTTCTTCGGGGAGTTGGTCATTAAACCTCTGTAGCCCTGCCGTCCTCAACTTGCTTGAGGAAGTCTTGAACTATCTCTAGTGCGTCCTTTCGTCCTTGAAGTCCTCTGAACTTTGGAAGTCCGATTTGATCTCCGATAAGTCTTGCAAAAGTGCGGAGAGCAGGTTCTGAAGTCATTTGCATTTTACTTCCGCCGTATGTCTTGATTTCAAGTTCTAGTGACATTTTGATTAGTTCAAGTTGGATAGGGCTAACTGCTAACTCTACGGTCATTGGTGATGTTGTCATTTTGTTTCTCCCTTTTGTTTTTCGGTTCTCCCTGAACCGTTAGGAAAAGAATACATGACCTTCCTGACATTTGTCAAGATAAGATCAAAAAGCTTTTACGGCGTGTCGGGAAAAGAAAAACCCCCCCGAGGGAAGTCAGGGGGGTTAGTTCTTTGCGGTTACTTGGTAAGGAGAAGTTCCAAGATTTCGCCGTCAGTAAGTTCATTGTAACTACCGTTGAAAGGACTTGTGTAAGAACCTTTATTCTCATCTGTTACGGCAACCTTTACAACTTCTGCATTCATTCCCTTTGCATTCTTTGCGGTTTCAGTAATCAGGCTACTTGCACCTTGTGCGGTATCAACATGGAAGTTGTAGTTTGTTTCCTTTGTGATTGTTCCTGTTGATGTTGTCTCTGAATACTTTACTGTGATTGATACTCCGTATGACATTTGTTTCTCCCTTTGTTTGTATTGGAACTCCCTGCTCCAATAAGATAAAGATACATGACCTTCCTGCACTTTGCAAGTTATAATAGGCAGATGACTAGTCATACTTTCTGACCTAGATTTCTGACCACTATCAAGACATGAGCCTAAGTTACTAGGTAGTAACTAGGTAGGCAAGTAGATGACTAGTCTTGTATCGAGTGACTTATCTAGACTGTCTATGACTGGTCATTTAAGTTCATAGACTTTAGACATTGAGAAGATGTAAGAAGAGTATCCAAGATGATAGATGATAGATGTAAATCATAACTAACATAAAGCTTTTTTGTCTACAAAGGATAAATGTATGTATGCCTTTTTTGATCATTTTTGAAAGAAAATAAAAACAAAAGGGCACATAGGCACTTCTAAATCTGTAAAAAATTTAAAATACAGATAAAAATAAAAAGTTTTTTGAAGTTGCAAAACTAAAAGAAAAAAGGCCCGGAACGATTTTGAAAATGTCAAAAACTATACGTACCCTTCTCACAGGCCAAAAGCAATTTATGTAAAGGTTCATCTTTTCTTCTTTGCCGTACAAGATTTCATCTCCTTTTCTTTGTACGACCTCTTGAACTTCAAGTACAATAAGCATATGATTAACCAGCCTCGACTCCCTTTAGATGAAGTCACCTACATTGCCTCTCTCCCTCGTGCTGAGTTGGAATCACGCCTACGGGCGCTGTGGAATGCTGGCTGGTCCCTCGCAATTATTGGAGATTCTCTAAATCCGCCTCGTCCAAAAACAACTATCCACTTCTGGGTCCGTAGAGCTGAAGATGTAAAGCAGTTTAGGAACATCCCTGTTCCCCCTCCAAAGTCTCTTACTACTTCCGTGCCTACCAAGAATGCTCCTCGTCTGAGATCCATTTCTCCGGGCGTCCCTACCGATATAAGGCTTAGACTTAGAGAGCTGTCTATTCTCTCAAAGCGCTATCGTGCTAAGACATCCCCCGAGAGTCCTTTAGCCAGAGCAAATGTTGAGCTAACACAGATTGCCAAAGAATTAAGAAGCAGAGGCGTTCCTACCGCTGCCATAGCTGAAGCCGCAGGAGTCACCTACCGAGCTATGGCAAGACGACTCTCAAATGGCTAGAACTTATAAAACAGCTTCTGGCGTCTACAGCGAAGAAGATCTAGCCGTAGTTATCTGGGTTAACCCTAAAATCACTAAGCGCCCACAATCTCGACGCCTTGAGACTATGACTTCTCCTAACTCTAGATATCCAATGGCATTCCCCATTGCTCACTTAACTTCTCACCATGCTTGGAAGACTTTTAAAGTTACAAAAAATTCCGAAGACATTGACTCTCTAATAGGCAGAACATCAAGACAATCCCCTATACTGGTTCCATTGCCTCTAGCTAAGTCTTATTTGGGCTGGGACGAGTTTTATATACCCACCGAATACACCAATTTAGGAGATTAACAGTGCGTTCTCTTGCAGATGTCTTTCCAGCGGTCGCTTGGATTGCCCCACCTAACTCTGTAGCTCTCTCCGAGCTTGCTACAAGTGGTCCAAGCCCTGCAGGAACCCGCAAAGTAGATAGAGTTCGAGTTGTGTTGCTGGGAAACAACATTCTTATCGCTCAAGACTCTCCAGAAGGCCCTAAGTTGGTTTTTAAGGAGGGTTTCATCTCTCGCCTAGTAAATGGCAAGACCACGACGGTTAAAACCGATACAGGCAAGACCATCGCCTTTACCAAGGATGAGAATTGCGGATGTGGATCACGCCTACGCACTTGGAACCCATATGGACAGAACAATTCAGTCTTCTCCACATCGGATCCAACCGAATGAGCGACTTCTCAACTCTTCAGATCGCTCTTTTAGGTCTTGCTACCTATCGCACAACTCGCTTCTTTACTAGAGACACTCTCTTCAACCCTATCCGTAATTGGATTTGGAAGAAGCGTCCGCCAGAGAAGTCTTTTATCGGATATCTATTCACCTGCGAATGGTGTACCTCAGTTTGGATAGCATCAGGTTATGTATTATCCGCTATCATTATTCCTGAAGTAACCTACATAGTCATAACCATTTCAGCGTTATCGGCTATTGCAGGATTGTTGACCGCATATGAGGATAAGTGACAGCCCTCATGTTCCGCAGCAGAATTGACGAGGAGTAAACATGGGTATTTTCACCAACGACGATTCCACACCAGTCACACCCGCTCCTAAAAAATCTGCCCCGTCAGCTTTATCTACTATTTTTACATCTAACGCACAAACAGTTGCCTACTCAACTCCTCGGGCACTTACTGCTGCAGCAGCGCAGTTAAAAGTTAATGACAAGGGAGAATACGAACAGTTTAGAATTCGTCGCTCTGCAGGTTCATCTGCATGGCAAGCCGAAGCTTGGGAGTACTACGACGCAATCGGTGAAGTTAAATATGCTTTTAATCTTGTAGCATCAGTTGTTTCACGAATTAGAATTTATGCAGCAGTAATTGATGATCCAGCAGAGGCACCAGTATCAGTTCGCAACTCAGACAAAGTCGATGATCGTCTTGCACAAGCAGCAGAACGTGCATTAGATAGGTTAAACTCTGCATATGGTGGACAAGCAGGATTACTTAAAGATGCAGCTCTCAATCTTTCAGTTGCGGGTGAGTGCTATCTCGTACAAATGCCCGCTCGTCCAGGACACGGTCTTCCTGAGTCTTGGGATATTCGTTCTGTTGACGAAGTAACAACAGATCCAAAAGGTGGCTTCAATGTCATTGGTCGCCGTGAGCAGGGATCTAACTCACAAAGCTCTAACACTAATTTAAATACAAAGCTTGGTAAAAATGCATTTATAGGACGCATCTGGCGTTCACATCCTCGTTATTCAGATGAAGCAGATAGCTCTTTAAGAGGTTTGCTTGATCTTTGTGCTGAACTTCTTCTATTGAATAGGACATTCCGTGCGACTGCTCGTTCTCGCCTTAATGCTGGCGCTCTTTATCTCCCAGATGGTCTTTCGGTTGCGGCGCAAGCGGATCCAGACTACCCCTACGATTCTGAGGATGGTATCGGCCCAAACTTTACTGCTGAAGAAGCAGAGGACGAATTCGAAGAACAATTAATGGATGCGATGACAACTCCGATTCGTGACGAAGAGTCC